TCAACGGACTGATCCGGGCCATCCAGGGCTGATTTCTGGCTCCAGCCTCCGGTCTCCAGCCTCAAGTCTTAGCGAAAGCAGTACGCCGATGAAGTTCGTCCAGGCGGTGCCGAGGAAGCTGACCGTCTCGACCCAGGCGACCTGGATGCCGGCCCAGGCGTCGTTGAGGAACCGGGCCAGGCCGTAGACCGCCCGGTAGAAGGTGTCGATGAAGAAGTTCTTGAAGTCGATCCACTTCTCCTCCAGCCAGAGGACGCCCTTCTGGAACTCCATCTTGAAGGTGAGCCAGAGGATGCGGGCCGCCAGTCCTATATTGCCGGCGGCCAGGGCGTCCGAGATGCCTTGCCACGCCGCGATGGCCGTTTCCTTCAGTCCGTTGAACTGCTCACCGAGCCAGCCGAGGGCCTGACTGCCGGCGTCGGACGTGTAGATCAGGTAGCCGGCCAGCGCGACCACGGCGGCGGTGACCAGGCCGATCGGACTCAAGATCGCCGCGACGACGGCGGCCAGGATCTTGAACACGGCCACCGCACCCATGATGAGTGACACCAGCCCGCCGATGGCCGCGCCGACGAACGAGATGGCCCCGCCGGCCGCGATCAGGGCCACGCCCACGCCGACCACGGCGGCGATCACCTTGGCCACGGTGACGATGACCGCCTTGTTCTCCTTCACCCAGTTCACCACCCCGACCACGAACCGGGTGATCGTGCCGAGCAGCGCGGTCAGGTCCGGGGCGAGTGCGCCGCCGATGGCGAAGGCGGCGGCCTTGAGCGTCTTGATGAGACGGTTCCAGGCGTCCTGCAGGTCGGCGGCCGACTGGGCCTGGTCGGTGCCCACGGTCAGCCCGAGCCGGTTCGCTTCCGCCCGCAACTCGTCGATCCCCTTCGCCCCAGCAGAGAGGAGCGGGATGAGCTTCTGGCCGGACTTGCCGAAGACGTCCATCGCCAGGGCGGCCCGCTGGGTCGGGTTGCCGACCTGGGCGATGCGGTCGGCCAGCAGGCGGAACAACCTTATTTAGTAGATGGTGAGGCACGATGGTGTTCCGAAACCAGTTCAAGATTTCGGGGTTAAAGAGGTTCAACTGTAATGATTTGGGCGCTGGCGGGTTGAGAAGATAGACCGTGTTCGATTGCAGTTGGAGGTCTTCCCGATGCGAGTCGTTCTTCTGTTCGTTGGCTTTTTCTGTGTTGCCTCGGTCGTCGCAGACGACAAGGGCTACAAACTCGACCCCGGCCCGTTTAAGGTGCAGACCGTTGAGAAGGTCACGCTGCACGACAAGAAACGGAAGAAGGAACTCATCGTTCGGGTCTACTACCCGAAGGGCGACGGCCCTTTCCCGGTCATTGTGTTTTCGCACGGGTTCGGGGCGGGCATCGAAGTATACTCCAGCGTGAGCCAGCATTGGGCCAGTCACGGCTACGTCACCATTCATCCCCAACACGCCGACGCCCGGAAAACTGGCGGCGAGGGCGAGCGACCGAAGTTGGGCGGGGGCGGATTGAGCAACCTTTCGTCCGGCCTCGGTGATCGGGTCAAGGACGTGTCTGCTGTTCTCGACGCACTTGAAGAACTGGTGAAAGAAGTTCCTGACTTGAAGGGATTATTGGACAAAGATCGCATTGGGGTGAGCGGCCATTCCTACGGGGCGTGCGTGTCCATGCTAATCGGGGGCGTGACCGTGGAGGCCAACGGTAAAATGCAATCGTTTGCCGATTCACGGGTAAAGTGTGTCCTGCCCTTCTCGGCGGCGGGTACGGGGGAATATGGACTCACAAAAGAAAGCTGGAAGAAGGCCGAAACTCCTATCCTCTACGTCACAGGCACAAAGGACATTCGGCCCGGTCACGATGCGGCGTGGCGGAATGAGCCGTTCGATCTTAGCCCGCCGAAGGACAAGCACCTGCTCGTTATCGAGGGGGCCAATCACTTCTCCTATGGAGGCGGGCCAGCAAGAGGTGGTTTACAAGGTCGTGGCGGTGATGCTTACGGCCCGCTGGTAAAGGCGTCGTCATTAGCCTTCTGGGACGCCTACTTGAAGGATGTTCCCGAAGCCAAGTCGTTTCTTAAAGCTGATGGCGGGATGGTCAAGTTTGCTGGCAGCAAGGCAAAGTTCACTGCGAAGTAAGGCTGGCCATGCCGCTGGTGCAGCAGACGACCGACACCAGTTCGTTCGTGTCGCCGCGGAAGATGCCGCCGCCGGAGTCCCCCGACGAGACGCTCAGGACCATCCGCAGTTGTCCCTGGCCGTTCTCCCGCTCGGCGACGGTGCCGTCCTCGCGGTTGCCCGGCCGGTCCACGCCGAAGCCCATGTGCCAGACCGGCGTGTCCACCGCCGGGTTGCTCTCCGCGATCAATGCGTAGGGCAAGTCCTTGACCTCGTCGTCGGTGACGCACCAGGCCACGTCCGGCGTCTTGTGGAAGGCGACGACGCGGATCCCGAACGAGCGGCCGTCCTTGAGGGTCAGCGTCCCCCGTGCGCCGACGCCCGAGACGCAGTGGGCGGCGGTGAGCACGTCCCAGCGGCCGTCGGGCCGGCGCGGGCCGATCACCGTGGCCGTGCAGCCGGCGGTGCCGAAGCGGATGCGGCCCAGGGCGTTCACCGGGTCGAGCTTGCCACCCTCCGGCGGCTTGGGGTCGGGCTTGGGCGGCACCGGCGGCACCGGCGTGCAGGACTCGATGGTGACGCTGACGCGGGCTTCCTCGACCGACAGCGTGCCGTCGGTGTTGGTGATGACGAGCAGTTCGACCTCGTAGGTGCCGGGGTGGGCGGCGAACTCCAACAGGCCGCGCGGGCTGGTGGCCCGCTGCACGTCCTTCGACGGGTAGACCCGCCACAAGAGCGCGGCCTTGGCATCGACGCCCTCGGCCTTGAGCCGGACGAGCGAATGCGGCTTGTACTTCGTCTCGCCACCGATGCGGATCGGCTCGGCGTGAACCGCGAGCGGCGCGAGAGCGAGCAGACAGACGGCGAACAGGAAACGCATGGTGACTCCTCGGGTGGTGATCAGGGGGCGACGACCCAGGTGGGCGGGTTGACGGAAAAGGTCGGCTTGACGGTGACGCTGACGGTGATCGCCTCTTCGAGCGACTCGTTGCGGCTGAAGTTGGTGACCATGCAGGTCGCCCGCAGCCCCTGCGAGCCGGGCACGTTCATGGGTCCGTCCATGACGGCGAACTCCATCGCCCCGCGGTTGAGGAACGTGTCGCGGATGGCGGCGAAGTCGTCGTCGGCCGTGTCCCAGACCATCTCGAACTCGATCGACCCGTCCTTGAGCGTGGCCACGGTCGCGCGCCAGCCGGCGTTGCCGCGGGTGGTGACGTCGGCCTCGCCCGCTTCGAGGTTCAACGTGACATCCTTGACGTTGGCGATCTCGTTCCAGGCGGGCGAGGCGAACGTGCCGGTGTTGCGGTACAGCTTGGCGTCGAGCCCGAGTTTCACGGCCATCGGTGTCTCCTCAGCGGACGGAGTTCTTCCACATAGGCGGCAGTTGGGCCTGCTCGGCCTCGAAGGCCGGCCCCATGAACGGCCGGGGGCGGTAGCGGAGCCGGCGCGTCTTGGCTTTCGTCCGGCGGACCGCCTCGCCGCCGTGTTCGAGCAAGCGGGGAGCTTGCGACTCCGCGCGGATCAGCGTCGGCCCGATCACGACCGACTTCCGGGTCGGGTCGTAGGCGAACAGGATGAACTTCCGCAAGAGGCCGACGTGCGAGTGCGGCGGCGATCCGGGCGGGCTGGTGCCCTTCTTCTTGCGGATCGACGTCTTGGCCCGCGTTCGCACGAACGCCCCGAACCGCGACAGCACCCGCCGGGTGCCGGCATCGACGGCGTTCTTGACCTTGGCCCGGTCGAAGAAGCCCTGCTTGGCGGCCTGGAAGGTCATCGTGATCACGGCTCACCTCCAGACCTTGAACGTGAGCGTGAGGACGCTGGTGAACTGGCGGAGTTCCTCCAGGTGCTCCGCCGCGTAGATCGGCTCGTTGGCCACCTCGGTGCAGCGGGCCTGCGGGAAGCCGGCCAGCGGGTGCGAGCGGAAGTGGTCGGCGATCTCCTCCACCAGTTCCATGAGAGCATCGAGGTTCCCCACGCTCGGCTCGACCTTGCGTTGCACCGCCACGTCGATCTTGAAGTCGAAGCTGTCCCGGTTGCGGTCGAGGGCCTTGCTGGCCACCGAGCGTGGCACGACGCTGACCCGCAGTTCGGTCATCTCCGAAAGCTCGAAGCACGGCTGGTAGTGCCGCACGGCGACGAGCGGCTGGCTGAACGCGGTGGCGTTCAGTTGCTCGACGACGGCGTCGGCCAGGGCCAGGATCGTCGCGGGCATCGGTCACTCCTGGGGGACCAACGCCCGCAGCACCCGCAGCACCAGGTCATCGACCGGGGACTTGGTGGCCCGAACGATCTCGGTCAGGGCGTCGGAGTGCAGGATCGCCTTGAGGACCGGCAGAGCCTCGCGGAGCCCCGCCGGATCTTGCCGGTGCAAACCCAGGAGTTGTCGCATCAGTTCGAGCATCACTCGGCCCCCACTTGCTTGGCGTGAACCCGCAGCACCTTGCGGAACACGTCGGACCACCGCCACGCGGGCTCCTTGCCCGGGGCCATCACCTCGTACACGAACGTCTTGCCGCCCTGCGTCTCGCGGATCACGTCGCCCCGCTCGGGCAGGACCGCGTTGCCGCCCAGCACCAGGTCGGCCGCGTGGATCAGGAAGTCGCGGTCGGTCCACTCCATCCGCACGCCGCCGTAGCCGTCGTCGAGCTTCAAGAGCGTCCGCCCGATGGTTGCTTGCAGGCTCACCTCGTCGGCCCCGCGCCGGTACGCGACCGGCCGTGAGGCGTGTTCCTTGAGCCTCTCGGCCAGCCAGTCGGAGCCGGTCCGCAAGAGGTCGGGCATGGCATCCTCACTGGCTGAGCCGGACGCGGACGTGCGGGCTGCCCGGCCGGGAGTCGACCAGCACCGCCTTGCCCAGCAGCTTGTGACCGGTCGCAGTCTTGGTGGCGAAGCCGTCGCCCGGATCCCAGTAGGCCAGATCGCCGACGTTCCACTCGGAAACATCGTCTACCGGGAAGTCGAACACGCCGACGACGGCGAGTGCCCCAAGCTTGCCAGCCTTGATGTCGAGCTTGGCGACGCCGACCAGTTCGCCCTGCACGACCACGTCCCCGGCCGCCACGTCGGCCACCGGGATGTGGTCGATGGTCCCGCCGTCGTGGATGAAGATCACCTGCGCCATGTTTGCCTCCGAGTGGGGATCACGCCTCGCCCTTGACCTTGATGCCGGCCAGGTCGACGCCGAAGTCGAAGTAGCCGCGGAACTGGATGCCCAGCTTGTTGAAGTCGGCGTCCGCCGCCTCCACCGTCGGCGTCTGCACCCCGTCGAGGAAGCTCACCGCCACCGGGGCCAGCACGCCGGGGTTGCGGAACAGGTACCACGCCTTGGCCGAGTGCCCCGCGAACTCCGTGTCGCTCAGCCAGTCGCACACCACCGGGCGGTACTTGCCGGCGTGGATGTTGTCGTTGGGCACGCTGTCCTTGGTGGACGCCCCGCCGGTGTTGACCGTCGTGCTTTGGTAGAGCCGCTGGGCGACGAACTGCAATTCCGGCGGCACCAGCAGGATGGTCGGCGTCCCGCCGATCCGCTTCTTGTCCGGCGACTTCAGCTTGCGGAAGGCCAGGATGCCCTCCTGCAGCCCGGTCCCGTCGAGGCCCAGCGCGGTGTTCGCCCCGCTGATGAAGTTGCCCCGCGGGGCGGTGAAGAACGAGGATTTGTTGAGGAACGCCTTCCAGAACACGCTGTTGAGCTTGCGGGCCGCCCCGGCCCCCAGCCGGTCGCGGATGTCGTCGAACGCGCTCATGTCGTCGTCGATGATCTTCTCCCGCGTCAGCGCGAACATCTTGCCGTAGGTCTTCGCCTGCCGGGTGTACGTCTCCTCCGCCACCGTCCCGTGCTTGATCTCGCCGTCAGGGGCCACCTCCTCGTACTCCATGTTGTCGAGCAGGCGGTGGCTGGTGACCGTCTTGAAGTCGCTGACCGAGCGGACGATGGCGATCTCCCGCCAGGTCTGGTCCTCCTCGCGGTAGGCGTCGAGCAGTTCCTTGTTGGCGAGGTTGGACAGAATGGCGGGCAGCGACAGCGTACTCGTCCCGGCCGCCCGCACCGTCATCGGCAGCGTCCAGGCGTAGTACATGGCGTCGCCGAAGCTGCGCTTGTCGATGAACGGCGACCCGGTGTAGCCGTTGGCCCGGGCCACGAAGTAGATGACCTGTCGGATCTTCAACCCCGGGCCGTAGCGGTCCTCAGCCGCCTGGAGCAGGTCGGCGGGGTAGTGCCGCTCGGGCTGCATCGGCGGCCGCGTCAGGGCCAGTGCGGCCTCGAGCATCTGGGCCGCCGGGAAGCGGTCGTCGGCGCGGGTGCCGGCCACCGCCGGGGCGGCCGGGCGGTCGAGCCGAAGCCGGTCGAGTTCGGCCCGCGTCTCGTCCCAGCCTTCCTCGATGGCCTGGGCCTCCACCTCGGGGTGCGTGCCGGCGAAGACGCGACGGACCGCGGCGATCCGCTTCACCTCGGCGGCGGTCGCGGTACGAAGCGACTGTACGGGGTCGCCGGCCGCGAGGTCCGGGCCGCCGGTGGCAGTGGATGGGGTGGTCATGGTCGAACCCTCCTGGGCCTTGGCGGCCACGCTCGCGCTGGTGTTGCCGTCGGCCCCGAGGTCGACGAAGCTGATCTCCCCCAACGTGGACTTGCGGACGACGACGACCGGGCCGGGGAACTCGCGGCCGTTCGCCGCCGCGACCTGGCCGTCCTTGACGAACTCGTACTGGTCGACCCGCGCGCCGATGCTCGCCTGCCAGGGGAAGCCGTTCCGCGAGCCGGCCACCACCCGCTCGGTGTCGGGGCCGGGGATGCTCAACACGCCGGATGCCACCAGCCGCCCGTCCTCCTGGGCGATGGCGTGGGTGTGCCCGACCAGCCGATCGGTGTTGTGCCCGACGCGGATCGGCCGGGACTGCGACGGGATGGTCAGGCCCGCGAGGTCGACCACGACGGGGTGCTTCCACCCCTCCAGCCGCATGGCCCCGCCGGTGTAGGCGACCATGTGGAACCGGGGCAGCGCGGGCGTGCCGTCGGGGGCCTTGCCCGCGTCGGCCGGTGCGACGCGCATCTCGGCCGTCAGCCACAGGCTCTCAGGCGTCGGTTCGGGACCGTTCGTCGTCATGCTCGGTGTCCTCCTCGGGGTCGTCGGGGTCGGTCGGTGCGGGCGCGGCCGGTGCGGCAACGAGCCCCAGTTCGGTCATGAGCGCGACCTCCTTGGCCCGCTGCCGCAGGGCGTCCTCCCAGTCGCGGCCCTGGCGGGCGTACTCCTGGGCGAGGGTGGTCGTGTGGTTGGCCAGGCGGGTCGCCTGGGCCGTGGCTTCCTTGGCGGGGTCGACGTGCTCGTGGCCGTCCCAGAACCAGGCGTGTTCGACGGCCGCGATCGGCCCGAGGCCGGGCGGCAGCAGACCGGGGACGAGGGCCGCTTCGTCGAACCACGCGGCCAGGACGCGGTCGAGGACCACGTCTTCGAGGTGGGCCTGCTCGACGCGGATCGCCTTGAAGTACGTCTGGTGGTCGAGCCGGCCGGACGCGTAGTTGTAGCCCGAGCTGTTGCCCGCCGCGACGTTGAACGGCATGTTCAGGCAGCGGGCGATCTCGTTGAGGATGACTTCGACGAACTCCTTGTGGCCGGTGGTCGGCTGCTCCGCTTGCAACTGGCTCATCTTCCAGCCGCCGGGCATCGTCACCAGTGCCCGCTTCTCCAGTTCGATCGGCTCGAGCGGCTCGGCGGCGTCCGCCTCGCCGCTCGCCGGCGCGTCGGTGTAGAGGATGCCGGCGAAGTCGGCTGCCGTCTCGGCGGCGGCCAGCACTGCGAGCGTGAACCGCCGCAACTGCGCGAACAGCGGCAGGGCCGGCGTGATGTCGGGAACGCCCCGCGCCTGGCCGGGCCGGTCGCAGCGGAACCAATGCACCACCGATTCAGCGGGCACGCGGTCGAACGCCAGCGGGCGGCGGAAGGCCGCCTCCCCGGGATGATCGCGGAGGACGTGGTACTCGACCGGGTTGCCCGCCGCGTCGAAGACGATCCCGTCCACGCTCGCGTCGAGCCGTGGGTCCGGGGTGGTCACCTGCTCGGCCTCGATCAGGCGGACGTCGAGTTGCACCGGCAGCGGCAACCGCGGGTTGCTGGTCAAGACGGCGAACGCCTCGCCGTCGGTGGCCCGCGCCAGCCGCATGGTGCGGAGCTTCTCGGGCAGCCGCACGGCGGTGGCCCAGCGGGCGAACTCGTGCTCCACCCGCCGGTTCGTCTCGGGATCGTCGGAGAGCAACTGGAGTCGCGGTCCGGTACCGATCACGTCGTTGGCCAGCGTGAGGACGATGCCCTTGGCGTAGCTGTTGTTGGCGGCCTCGTAGCGGGCGCGGTTCCTCAGGACGCGGCGAACGTCCGGGCTGTTGGCGGCGTTGGCCGAAAGCCCGTCGGCGGCCGCCCAGTGGCGGCGGTTGTCGTCGGTGGTGATGGCGGCGTCGTACCGCGCGCGGACGACACGCACCGTCGCCGGCCGCGACGGCGACCGGTCACTTCCGGCGATCAGGTTGGCCAGCCAGCGGAACATTCAGTCGGCCCCCGGCGGAACGATCTTGTTGAACCGCAGGCCACGGTTCGGCTTCTTGGCAGCCTCTTTGGACGCGAGGTAGCGGTCGGCCTCGATCTGCTCGGCGAGCTTGTGCTGCTCGACCGAGCCGGCGTCGCCGGACGCTTTGGCCGGCCCTTTCGCGTTCTGTTCGATGGCGTCGTCGAGTTCGTCGGACATTCGCGCAGGCCCACGAAAAAGCGGCGATCCCCGGGCCGCTGCCGGCCGGGTCGGGATGGCCTTGATCGTTACCTATGCCGTCCGTTTTCGAGTTGTCCGCGTGCGATGAGATTCTTCGAGTGGCTTGCTACATGTGGCCGTCGGCGGTTGTCGGGGTGAGAATCGCCTCGAACGTGACGACCCTCCGGCCACATCCGAGGCATTTCTTCCGCCGACGAATCCGTCCATCGGACAACGGTTCCGTGTGAGTCGTCTTGAACCACCCTCCGCCGCAGCGGGGACAGCGGATGCCGATTGGCTTTCGCGGCGGAGGACTGGGCTTCATTTTCGTGTCCGTTGTTGAAGCTGCTTGAAGCTGACCCGGCCGCGCTTGGCCGGCTCACGACCGCCGGTGCCAGGCAGGATGGCCCCCTGGATCGAGGCCGCGACCGCCGCACCGACCAGGCCGTCGAGCCAGTGGTTGTCGCTGCGTTCGGGCCGCAGCTTCCACTCGTCCACCGTGCGGCCCCGCCCCTCGGTCTTCACGCGGTATTCGGCCGTGACGTGTTCCGCGAAGAGGCGATGCGTCTCGGGCTTTTCGCCGAAGAGCGACAGGCAGCCGCGCTCGCCCATCGGCACGGCCAGGCGGGCGTGAACGAAGCTCTTCCAGAAGTTGGTGTCGAAGAGGGCGTGCCGCACCGCCCGCTTGCCCTGGACGTTGGGCATCCGCCAGTTGAAGCCGACCCGGTCGCCCGGCCGCCGCTTGTACTCGCTGAACGGCTGGCTCGACGCACCTACGAACCGCCCGTGGCTCGGCAGCACCACCCCGGCATGCGCCGACTGCCGGCAGAACTGGTAGACCACGTCCGTCGAGGAGCCCCAGTTGGCGTCGATCAGGCACCGTTCGACCCGCAGGTCCGCGCCGTCGTCCCGCCGCCAGGCCCGGCCGAGGATCTGGCCCGTGAGCGTCTCCAGCCCGGCGTAGATCGCCGCCTCGACGCCGCCGGGCAGGATCCCGGTGAGCGTCGGCCGGGCGTCGCGGAGTGTGAAGTACGGCCGCTTCTGGTCCGGGTAAGCGCCGTAGTCGAGGACGTAGCCGGTGAAGTCGTCCTCCCACCCGGCCACGAGCCAGAACAACAAGTTCCCCTGCACGTCGATGAAGGCGGTGACGTGGTTGACGCCGACCGGCACCTCCCCGCGCTTCATCCGGTTGAGCTTGCCGGCGATCTGCTCGACGGTCAGTTCGTCGTCGCTGGCCGTCTCGGCCGGCAGCGGTTCGTTCTGGTACTCGGCGAAGAAGGCCGCCTCGTCCTGCAGCCGCAAGTTCATCGCGTGCTGGATGGCCGACAACTCGTCGTGGTTGAACCGCTCCGGCCAGGCCACTACGGCCCCTTCATCCATCGCCGCGCGGTGTTCGCGGTAGAAGGTGGTCGCTTCCTCGCCGCCGTTGCCTTGCCGCAGGCTCTCGGCGCGGACCTCGGCATACCGCTTCCACAGGGCCTCGTCGGTGGGGAAGGCGTAGACGAGCTTGGTCCTCTGGCCATTCCACTCGGGGTGGCGGTCCCGGTCGAGGATGGCGTCGGCCATGTCGCCGGGCCGGATCACCGTACAGGGCATGATCCCCGAGATCTTCGTGCCCGGCCCGGACAACCCCAGCACTGCCCCCGCGAGGATGCTTTCGCGGGTCGCACACTGGCTCAGGCTGCGGGCACTCTCATCGGTCTGCGGGTCGTCGAGGACGACGAGCGTCGGCCGCACCGTGCGGCCGTCGGCCCGCTTGTACTTCATCCCCCGGATGCGGCCGGTGATGCCCGCCACCTTGATGATCGCGCCCGAGGCCTTCGAGGTGCCGTCGTCGCGGACGAACGGCCGCAGGTCGTCGCACTGGAGCCAGCCGTCGGGCTTGAGCGTCGGCAGCACCACCTCGCGGGCCGTCCAGCCGATGTGCGTCCGCTCGCCCTTGTACAGTTGCCCGTTGCAGCGGTTGGCGATGCCGTCGAGCGCCTGGATCGGAAAAACCGCCTCGGGGAAGTCGGCGAGCAGCAGGTCGTTGCCGTCGAGCTCCATCTTGATGGCGTCGAGCATGTCCATCGCGTGGCCTTCGTCCGACCCGATCAGGCAGACGAACTCGCGGTGCCCGTACAGCACGGCCCAGATGCAGGCGCACTCCGAGATGGTGGACTTACCGCTGCCGCGCGGCATCGCCATCGCAAACAGCCCGCCGCGCAGCACGGCCTGCTCGATGCGGGCGATGACCTTCAAGTGGTCCTGGGACCAGGGCAGGTGGAACGTCAGCGGGAAGTAGCTGTCGCAGAAGAAGCGGAAGTCGCCCGCCGCCCGCGCCTTGCGGCCCGGGTCCGCCACGTTCGGCAGGTCGCCGATGTCGCGGCCGGCCAGCGACAACGCCAGGTTGCGGGCGCGGGACCGCTCCTTGACCGCCTCATAGGGGTCGGCCTCGGGTTCGCGCTTCGGGGCGTGCCGGATGCTCACCAGCCAGGCGACGTACCGCAGCAGATCGACGTGGCGGGCGTCGCCGATCCGCAGGCCGGCGCGGGTGCGATGGCGGTACAGCTGCCGCTCGCTGATCACCTCGCCCAGCGGGGTCGAGTTCAGCAGCCGGCAGAGCTCGCTCGGTCGCAGTCGCCGCGGGTCAGTCGCCACCGCTCCGCTCCTTCACCAGCCAGGCCGCGTAGTGCACCAGGTTGATCGTCCCGTCCGTGTTCGCCGGCGCGCCCGCCGTCAGGTCGGCCCGGATCATCTCCTCCGTCACCCGCTCGCCGCCCACCTTCGACAAGAGACGAGCCGCGTTGGCCACAGACAGGGCGTTCGGGTTCAGACCGCCGGCGGGCGTGTCGTCGCGTGCGTCGTTCATCGCGGAAATCCCTGAAAAACCAGCCGGAATCCTCGCCTTCTGCGCTTCCCTGTCGGGCGGACCGGAGGTAACTGTGACAGCGCGTTGATGAACACGCGAACATCACCACCGGAGGCCCGAACATGGAACCCCGCAAGACCCCCAAGCCGAAGCTGACCGCCGAGGCCGCCTACGAGAACTCGCACCTGGTCGCCCGCGACCTGCTCGACCGGATCGCCGACCTGCTGCAGGACATGCCCGCCCCGGGCGACGACGACCACCCGATCCACTGGGGCCACGTCGGCGACATCAACCACGTCAACGCCCTGCTGCTCCAGGCGGTCGCCTTCCTCGACCGCAGCGAGCAGTAGGAGCCGAAACCCGCCCCGGCGGGTCGCGGCGGGTGGCTCCCGCCGCCTGACGAAGGCAGCCACAACCCCGACGCGAGGACGACGACCATGACCGCGACCAAGAAGACCACCGGCAAGAAGGCCCCGGCCAAGAAGCCCGCCACCGCCAAGGCGACCAAGCCCGCCAAGAAGCCCGCCCCGCCCGCGACCGAGGCCGCCCCGGTCGCGCCGCCGTACCCCGGCTACGAGCCGTACGACGTGGTGCAGATCTGCGACGATGGCACCTGGTCCGACTTCGAGACGATCCGCACGCCCGAGGAGGGCGAACACGCCCGCAAGCTGTGCGAACTCACCAGCGAACGCACCTACCGGATCGTCGCCGGCGACAAGCAGACGGTGAAGGTCGCCCCGCCCGCGCCGAAGCCGGAACCGAAGACGCGGACGAAGAAGGCCAAGCCCGAGCCGAAGCCGAAGAAGGTCAGTGCGCTCGACGCCGCCGCCAAGGTGCTGGCCACGACCGGCGAGCCGATGACGACCAAGGCGATGATCGAGGCCATGACGGAACGGAGCCTCTGGACGAGCCCCGGCGGCAAGACGCCTTCCGCCACCCTTTACGCTGCCATACTGCGCGAGGTGGCCACGAAGGGGGCCAAGGCCCGGTTCCGCAAGACCTCCCCGGGCCACTTCGCCTTCAACACCGAATCGACCAAGGATTGACACGCCGCTACCCTCCGCTCGCCCGCGAGGCCCCACTCTTCCGCCAGGGTTGGGGCCTCTTCTCGTTGGCCCCGTTGGCTACCCCGGCAAGCCGGCCGCGACTGGGGCGAACGTGGGCGAACCGGTGGCCTCGTCCACGCCGAGGAACCGGACCGGCTTGCCGAGTTCGCGGGCCAGGGCGATCTCGGCCCGCACGCCGGTGCTCTCCCGCCAGCCGTCGAGCATCAGCACCACCACTTCGTCGCACCGGGCCAGGTAGGCCCGGTCGATCCGCTCCCAGAAGTCCCAGCCGGTCGGCAGCGCGAACGCCACCAGCGGGTGGCTGTGGACGATCGGCGAGAACACGACGAACCCCGCCTTCAGCAACGCGGCGGTTGCCCGGCATGCACCTCGGTAGCGTTCCTCGCGCACGGCGGGGTCGGCATGGGAGTACGGCGAGGCCAGGTAGATCATGCCGGCACCTCCTCGGCTGATGCGGCCTGGGGCACGGCAATCCGCTCGGCCTTCCGCCCGGTGAACTGCTCCCAGCGGGTGACGATGACGTCGCAGTAGAGCGGGTCGAGCTCCATCAGGAACGCCTTGCGGCCGGTCTGCTCGGCGGCGATGAGCGTGCTGCCCGAGCCGCCGAACAGGTCCAGCACGTGCTCGCCCTCGCGGGACGAGTACTGCATGGCCCGCACCGCCAGTTCGACCGGCTTCTCGGTGAGGTGGATCATCGACTGCGGGTTGACCTTCTTCACGCTCCACACATCAGTGGCGTTGTTCGGGCCGAGGTAGACGTGGGCCGCGCCCTCGCGCCAGCCGTAGAAGCACCATTCGTGGTTGCCCATGAAGTCCTTACGGGTCAGGACGGGGTGCTCTTTAACCCAGATGATCGCCTGCGAGAAGTACAGTCCGTGCTTCTTGAGAAACGGCGGGTAGTTGGCACAGTTGGCGTAGCCGCCCCAGATGTAGAAGCCGCGTCCGGGCACCAGCACGCGGGCCATGTTGCCGAACCACGCGTCGAGCAATTGGTCGAACGCCTCGTCCGAAACGAAGTCGTTGGCCAGCGGCCGGTCCTTGGGTCGCAGCTTCCGGGTGGTCGGCTTCGACTTGGTCTTGTCGCGGGCGAGGTCGAAGCCCTGGTGGTGCATGCCGCCGGCGTCGGCCGCGTCGATGGCTCCCTGCTTCGTCGCGGGGAACGAGGAAAGCCCGGCGGCGATGGCGTTGTTGCTCCGCGGCTCGACCTTCACGTTGTAAGGCGGGTCGGTGTTCACCAGGTGGATGGTCGCGCCGGCGAGCAGACGGTCCACGTCCGCGGGCTTCGACGAGTCGCCGCAGAGCAGGCGATGGCTGCCGAGGATCCAGAGGTCGCCCGGCCGCGTGACGGCCTCATCGGGCGGGGCCGGCACGTCGTCGGGATCGGTGAGACCGTCCCGGAGCGTGGGATCGAGCAGCTTCGCCAGTTCGTCCGGATCGAAGCCGAGCAGGCCGAGGTCGTAATTGGCGTCCTTCAGCCCGGCCAGTTCGATCGGCAGCAGGTCGTAATCCCACGTCGCCAGCGACGCCGTCTGGTTATCGGCGATGCGGTAGACCTTGATCTGTTCGGGCGACAGATCCTTGGCGACGTGGACGGGCACCTTCTCCAGCCCGAGCTTCAGCGCGGCCTTGTAGCGCGTGTGGCTGACGACGATGACGCCCTCGGTATCGACCACAATCGGCTGGCGGAAGCCAAACTCCTTCAGGCTGGCGGCGACCGCATCGACGGCATCGTCGTTGAGCCGCGGGTTGCCGGGGTAGGGCTTCACGTCGGTGATCTTTCACAGTTCGATCTTCATGGCGGGTAGGCTCCTGGGGTGTTCGGACACGGAAAACAAACTCTGTCCCGCTTGGCGGCTGTTCCCGCGGACGTCAGGAAAGCGAGCGGGTTTTCCAAGTACCTACGCCCGCCCGGAACCGACCCGCGGGTTCGGACCGGAGGAGCGGGAGAGGGGAAAGAAGAGAGAGAAGAAGGATTTCTTGAATTTCTTGCTGTTCTTGCGCTACCCCTCGACTCCCCGTTCTCGTCTCCGCTCTCCATCGCGGGCGGCTGCAAGAACAACAAGAAAGGCAATAATTCACTCATGCGGCTCCCTCCCGAGTGCCGGGCGTCGGCGCGAGCCGGTAGAACAGGCCCGGCCGGCCGCGTCGCCCGGTGGTCAACACCTGTGACTCGATGAGTCGCTGCAACAGCAGCGTGTCGCGGACCTCCTCGTGTTCGCGGTTGGACCAGGGCAGCTTGCGGTTGATCCGCCAGAAGGACATCCAATCGTCGCCGCGCTGGCGTCGCCATTGATCGAGCACATCCAAGAGACGTTTCCGCTTGCCGTCGAACTCGCTCTCGCTGGCGTAGTGGCGGGCCATGAAGAGCATTCGCTTGGTCTGGTGTTCGACGAACGCGCCCGCCCAGGTCGCCGCCTCGGGCGTGATGGTCGGGTTCTCCCGACACGCGCTGACGGCATAGAGCAGCGCGAGCCGCCGGGCTTTCTCGTAGGCTCGCGCCCAGATCGCCATGCCGGCCGGGTCGTTGGCCTGTTCGCACTCGGCGTACTCGGCATCCGCCCGTTCTCGGATGTCGCGGAACAGTGCCGTCGCGTCATCGGTCTGCGGCACACGGTGCGGGATCGGGTGCCAGTCGGCCAGGTTGCCCGAGCCACCGGGACGGAACTCGGCCCACCAGCGCGCCGCGTCCAGGATCGACTCCGGGATCGGCTGCTCGGTGTCGTCCCGTCCGATACCGCGACCGCGACACTCGAGGATGAGCAGTCGCGCCAGGAAGCCGTTGGTCATGAGCCGGGCCGACAGCGACTCGTAGAAATGCTTGGGCACGGCGGTGCCGAACAAGCACAGGCACGGCTGATCGATGACGGTGCGTTCCTGATTCGCCTTGGCCCGCATGACGTAGATGCTCGACGCCGACGAGTACATCTGCAGGAGCATCGACACGATGGCCTCGTGCCGGGCGTCGCGGGCCTGGCCGACGCGGAGCAGGAGCCCGTCGATCTCATCGACCTGTAACAACGTCGCTGGCTGCACGAACAACCGGTCCTCGATGCCTTCACCGGACGCGAACGATGTTCCCAGGCAGTCGGCCAGCCCGGCTTCGTACAAGATGCGGGCGTTGACCTTGCGGGCGTGATCCTTGCCGACGCCAGAGTTGGCCAGGCTGAGCACATACAAGTTGGTCCGGTTGTCCATCGCGTCGCGGACCTTGCGGCCGGCGAGCAAAGCTTGCAGAGTCAGTGCTCCGGCGAACGCCAGCACCGGTTCGGGGTACGGCGCGGTGTCGAGCGTGTAGCGCATCACCTCGTCGATGAAGCCGGGGACGCGGAGCAGTTCATCGGGGATCGGTCCCGGATCGGGGACATCGATTCCCGGCTCGCTCTCATCGTGGTCGGCCTGCATCTGGCGGTACTGGTCCTCGGCGAGAGCCACGGACACTTCGTCCGGCGGATACCGCGCGATGCTCTCGGCGATGCGGTCGACCTCACGGTCGTTGAGTTCCGGCTCGCACCGCCTGCGGTTGGTCTGGTGCAGCGCGGCGGCGATCTCGGAAAACTCCATGCCGACGCGACGCATGGTGCCCGCGAGTCGGGCCAGGGTCGCGTTGCGTCGCCCGACCGGGATCGGGTTCACCTTGCCGTGACCGACCGTGCCGTTGGCGTGCGTCACCGGCGAGCCCTGAGCCGACCCGTTCCGCTCCGGCGAAGCCAGCGCGTCGAGTTCGGCGGCGAGCCACGCCGGCGGGTCGGGTAGTTGATCGAGCGGGTCGTCGAGGTCCAGGCCCTCGCCAAAGCGATACGAGCCTTCCTCAATCTCCGAGGGTGCGGATATCGACGCCCAGGGCGAGCCGACCGGTCGAACACTTCCAGCCCTTGCCCTCGGGTCGGCGGAACAGGTAGTGCCGACCGCCGCGCGGCGTCAGGGCGACGGCACCGGCCAGGTCAGCGGCCTTCTCAGGATCGCCGGGCCAAGGGTTGTCGGCCCCGTCGATGTCGATGACGAGCAGGCCCTCGGCGGCGATGCCGACGTTGGCCCGCGGGTGCCGCGCCCACCAGCGTTCGATCTGGGACGGCTCGGTCGAGGCGTCCTTGAACCCGTGCTGCGTGATCGGGTGCTTGGTGCCCGGGATACACGGGAAGACGCGGTAGCCCATCTCGGCGTAGCGGAGGGCGGCGGCCAGCAGGTGATCGGGGTTCACCACGGGATCTCCTCCTCCGTGGTGGCGGGCACGTTGTAGCCGAACGGGAAGTCGAGCGCGTCGTCGTCCAGCGGTTCGGTGTCGCCGGCGTCATGGGCCTCGCCGCGATCCAGCACCTCCGGGATCGGGCCGAGTTCGTGGTCGGTGATGCGGTCGTACTCCTCACCGCTGACCGATCGGACGGTGATCGACTTGGTCGCGGCCAGCCCACCCGCGTTGGCGATCTCGACCGCCTCGGCCGCCGTCGCCGGCACCGGCTCGCGCGACCGCTTCTTCCACCACGCGACGGCCTTCTGCCGGGCGAACCTTTGCAAGTGTGGTACGATCTAACTTTCGATGATGACCGCGCCACTTCGGGAGTTGAGTTGATGAGTAATTCGGCAACAACAAATGCCATTAAAGAAGTCTTAAAGCAGACTGAACTAAGTAGGGATGCCTTGCCCTACTCCGAGGAGTTCGAGCGGCATTACGCCGCATTCTGCAAAGCGATCGGTACTGTCACCCGGCAGCAATTCTGGCGGCTCCTTTCTAACGCGGCCAAGAGGGGCGGGTGGAAGGGCAAGAAACGTGGGGAGCCAGCCCCGGCCCTCGCCCACCAGCAAGCTGATTCCCTGCGGCAGTTGCTCGCGGGCATGCTCGGGGGCCGAGACAGCCTACCCTACTCGCCGGCCTTCGACGCCATCCGCCAGCAATTCAACAATGCGACTGGCCTCTCCTTGGAAGACCGACCCTTCTGGCGGGCCGTTTGCTCGGTTTGCAAACAGCCCCTACGTCCCGACGTGGAGCGACTCCTCACTCAGGCTGTTGATTCGTTGACTAATGGTGTCGATTACTTCAACCGCTCGTCCGACCAGGGACGGCAGGCATCTGTGCTGATCTTCCTCGAACACGCCTGCGAGATGCTGCTCAAGGCCGGTCTACTCCAGCGGGGCGGCGACATCCGCGACCGGATCACGGGCTACACCATCTCGTTCGACAACTGCCTGAACCGGGCGACGGACGACGGCGACGTGCACTTCCTTTCCTATGACGAGCGGGCCACGCTGCGCGTCCTAAACAACCTTCGTGATCAAGCGCAGCACTATCTCGTAGATGTCTCCGAGCAGGTGTTGTACACCGTCTCCCAGAGTACCCTGACGCTGTTCGGCAAGCTGCTTGCCAGCCTGTTCGGGATTTCCCTAGCCAAGCGCCTCCCGCGCCGTGTGCTGCCCCTCTCGACCGATCCGCCGACCAGCATTCACGTGGTCATGGACGAAGAGTTTACGCAATTGAAGCGTCTGTTGGAGGAAGCCAAAGAACGGGACAGCGTGCGGGCCGAGACAAAGCTGCGGTGTTTGCTGGCGATGGACCGTGCCCTCGACGGGCAGCAGGCGAACGTTTCCGCAGAGGAGTTTGACGCCGCTCGCCGACAGGTGTCTGAAGCGGCGGCGTGGGACGAGGTGTTCAAGGGCATCGCCCGACTGAGAATGACAGCGGACGGCAGCGGGATCGGCGTGGCGTTGACCATCCAGAAGCAAGGCGGCATCCCCGTCCGCGTCGTCCGCGATGGAGAAGACCCGATGGCAACGGTAGCCGTGCGGAAGGTGAACAACACGGACTTCTACTGCTTCGGCGCGAAGGAACTGGGCAAGCGTCTTAAGCTCGACCTACACAAGACGCTCGCCTTGATTTGGAGGCTCGAACTCCAGAGGGATCCCGACTGTTTCTCCGAGATTACAATTGGGAAAACTAAGTACAAGATGTACAGCCAGAATGCCCTAATGCGGCTGCGAGATGAGATACCCAGGCTCGACCTCGAAGCTGTTTGTCGAGAGTATTCGACACGGTCTAAAAAGCAGAAGAACAAGCAGAAGTAGGAACTAAAAATACAATATGAAACTAGTTTATTCCACTCGCAGCCCCGATTGCGAAGAACGTCAGTTGCGGCCGATGTGCATGGAGTCGTAGTAAGCCCCGCCGTGCGCCAATGCGTCGAGCAGGGCCTTCTGCACGTTGTCGATGTCCCGCCGCCGGCGGTCGGGCGGGTACACCTCGACCTCGACGGCCAGGTCGCCGATCATCGGTTCGAGTCGCATCGCGGCGAGGATGGCCACCACGCTCGCGCGGAACCGCCGCCCCTCGCGGCTGATCAGGGTCGCCCGGCCGACCCGCCGCCAGTAGTGGTTGATCGAGGGCGGGTACGGCAGTTCCACTTCGAGCATGGCGGCGTCTCCGGTCAGCGTTTCCACGGCGGGGTGCCGTTAGCCGCCGGCGCGGCATGCTTGATTGGCGGCGTCTCGGCCGGGGCGGTCCTGGGCGAGTAGCCCTTGACCTCGTTGGTCACCTCGCCGGTGTCGTCCCGCTTCTTGCAGCGGACGTGGATGACCAGTGGCAGGTTGTGCAGTTCGACCGAGTCCTTGGGGGCCAGCACGCCGACGGCCCGACAGATGGCGGACAATTCCGCCCGGGCGATGGCCACCGCCGTCGCGTTCGGGTTGTCGAGGTTGAGCCGCGCCCACAGCAGCCGCCCCTTGTGCGGGCCGTCGAGGATCTCGAACGTGAGTTGCAGGTAGCTGCCGCTGCCGGACTTGGTCGGCTTCATCTCGCTGTCGGAGATGACGGCCAGGTACTTGCCGGCCGGGACGGGGTCGAAGTCGCCGGTCGGTTCCACTTGGTTGGCGTCGAAGCCGTTCAGGTTAGCCATGGGTCGGTTCCTCGGTCCTTGGTCCTTGGGTCGTTCGGTTGATGGGTCGGTTGGGTTGGTCGAGTGTTGCTGGATTTCTGCTCGGCGATCCGGCGTTACTCCGCGGCGGCCTCCTTGAACGCGGCCGCTGCCGCCTGCAGCAAGGGGATCTCGCTCGGGTCGATGTCTTCCACGACCTTGGCCAGGACGTAGAGTGGGTTCCACACGGCTGGCCCGGCGTGCCCGAGAGCATCATCGATGGCTTGGGCCAGGATCTCGTCCTCGTTGACCCCGGCGAACGGGTTGTGAACGTCGCCATCGCGCACCGTGGCCGCGACGGACCAGTCCTCCGTGCAGATGCTGACACGGATCACGACTCCCCTCCTACCGTCGCGCGGACGGCGGGAGCGTTGGACATGGCCGCGACGAACGCCGCCCAGGACAGGGGCAGTTCCTCGGTCAGCCCGTAGCGGTTCTTGGCCACGCACGACGGACCGCCGACGGTACGGAGGATTCGCTCGCCGCCGTCCTTGCCGACGGCATGCGCGATGGTCCGCTTGCGGCCGAACCCGGCGTCCTCGCTCTGCGTGCGGAACTTCCGCGTGGCGAACAGCACGGCGTCGCACCACTCGCTGACCAATGCCGAAGCGTGCTTGTGCAGCCGGGGCGAGTAGCGGTCGTAGGGCGGGGCCTCGGGATCCTCGAACTTCTCGACCTTGGCGTGGGCGATCAGCACGACCACCATGCCGCGCTGCGAACGCAGCAAGTTGAGTTGATCGATCACCTCGCGCCAGTGGGTGAGGGCGTGCGTGTAGCCGCGGGCGTAACCGCCGTCGGCCTTCTCGATGTTTTTCACGCTGAACTCGGCGCACACCCGGTCCCAGATCAGCCGCTCCAGCCAATCGAGGCTGTCGAGCACGACCGTCTCGAAGTCGTGCGGCTGCGTCCGCAACTCGGTGATCGCCGCGAGCACCTCGTCGAGGGTGACGGCGAGCGGGAACTTGGCGCAGTCGATCTCGTCGAGGCCGTCCTCGGTCGGCACGAACACCGGACTCGGGGCCTGCGACCCGAAGGTACTCTTGCCGATGCCGGGCGTGCCGTAGACGAGCAGCCGGGGCGGCCGCGGCGTGCGGCCACGCTGGACCTTGCTGAGCAGGTTCACGCGCACACCTCCTCACGTTGCGAGGCGGTGGTGAGGACGTGCGGATCACGCGGGCGGGTCGCGGTGAAGGACGGCTCGCCGAACTCCCGGGCGAGCAGTGCGGCGAACACCCGGGCGATCAGCCAGCCGACGAAGGGCCCCTCGTCGATCAGGACCGAGCGGCTCGGCTCGTCCACCAGGTAGTTGGCATCCAGCCCGACGCGAACGCGGCCGGCGAGCCCCTCGACGGCGAACATCGCCAGGTGGAGCGTCTCCTCGACGTCCCGGATGGGAACGCCCGGTCGGAAGCGAAACAGCAGGATTCGATTCATGGGTCAACCTCGAGAGCAAGAACTGCCGTGCAGGGGCCACGGCAGTTACGTATTCCGTTTGCGAGCGAGTTGTCCGCGACTCAGCCGATTCCGAACCCGGCCCGTTCGAGGTACGCCCGGATGGCCCGTGCCGCCTTCCGCACGGCCCGGCGGGAGATGTTCATCTCCTGGGACACGGCGTTCACCGTGCCGCCCATCAATCGGCGGGCGACCTCCCGCACGTCGTCGGGCATGAGCGCGAGGGCGGCCTCGACCGCCTCGGCCGTTTCCCGATCCGCGCTCGCGTCGCGCGGCTCGTGGCCGGTCCGCCGGACGAGGTGTTCAGGCGACAGGCCGTGGGCCATCGAGTTGGGCCGCGTCGGGTCGTTGCCGGTGTCGTCGAGAGACACGACCGGCCCGCCGGTGTTCCGCTTGAGCCGCTGGCGGTTCCGCAGGATCACGCCGACGGCCGAGTTCACCACCCGGTCGATGAAGGTGTCGAGCGACGCCTTCGCCGGGTCGAAGGCGTCGGCGCGTTCGCAGAGCATCAGCCAGAGTTCTTGCTGGAGATCGGCCAGGTCCGAAGGGAGGAACTCCCGACGGCGGCAGAGTTGACGGGCCTTGACCTGAATGAGGTTCCGAGCGTAGTTCGTGAGAACGAAATCTTTCCCGTGCGTACCGTTCACGACAGCCTCCGGGGCCGGAAGCTGTCCACCACGGTCATCCGCTCGCGGGGAGCGGCAGCGTCGCGTCGCGGTGCCTCACCGCGAATCCCGCACGAACGCCCTGTGACTGCCGGGTTATGGTCGCCTCACGGCCTTACCGGCCGGCCGGCGTGTCGCGGCGGGAGGCGGCCCCGCACGACGAACCCACCCGTCACAAGGAACGCAAATCACTCCTCCCCATCGGGTTGTGATCGAATCACCGGTTTTCCGCGCCTGTCGCGGTCCCGCGACGCGACAGGCCGAACGACCGAGTCGCTGTCCTCGGCGTTCACGACTTCGGCCGCTCCGCCGGCCCGAGCCACCGCGCGTTGCACCTGGTCTTTCGAGATCGTGCTCCCCGTCTCGGCCGAGAGGAACTCCGCCGCCTTGCGCATCGATCCGTGCTGGCGGTAGGCCGCCAAGTAGACGTCGTCGGTCAATTCCGACTTGTGCTCCGCCTTGATCTGGCGACGGATCAGGAGCGTCAGTTGCTCGGCGGTCACCGGGACGGTCCTATCGCCAGACTGTTGGGTCTCGGCGTCGCGCAACGCCGTGAGGATCTCTATCGGGTCGATCTCGATCCCTCCGGGCGTGTCCGTCGCGATCTGGTCGAGCGCGAGGACCGGCGGCACCCGCCCGCTCCAGAAGTCGGCATCGGGTTTGGCGTGCGGGACGAACACGACCGGCTTGCGGGCGCGGGTGATGGCGGCACGAACGCTTGCTGCGTCGCACCAGGTCAGGCCGCGAGCCAACACCACGTCGCGTGACTCGCCGTGCCAGGTGGTCCGACCCACTCGCCAGATACGCGCGGGGGCCAGTTCGGCGACCTTGCCGGTCAACTTCATCACGGCCGCCAAGCCGCTCGTGAGGCCGGCGAAGTTCACCGCCCACTGGCGGCGGGCGTCGCGTGGCACTCGCACCCGACGAAGTTCGGGACAGGCGATGAACGAGTAGGTGGCCCGGCCCGGCCCCTCGCAGGCCAGCACCTCCTCGAAGTGATCCCGGCATTCGGGGCAGAGGACCCGCGCGGCCAACTCGTACTCGACCAACAGCCCGAGTTCCGTCAGCCGGTCCAGAACCCCGTCCGGCCAGCCGGCGACGTGGTGCGATGCGACGACCGGCTCCGGCGCGTCGGCCAGGGGCCAGAGCCATTCGAGTGGATCAATCACGGAGGATCCTCCAACGACGGACGCACCGCTCCCCGACGGCCCGCACCTCGTCGGGCTTGCTCTTGAGGTCGCAGGTGTTCGGCGTGCTGACGTTGAACGTCATCGTCTTCGGGCGGCGGCGGCCGTCGCTCTGGAACTCGATCTGGATGCCGGCCTGCACGAGGTGCAACCGAGATGGCGTCAGGCCGAACGCGGTGCAAAACTTGATTACGGCGGCCCGCACCTCAACGCACCATTCAGCCGAAGAGTAGATTGAATGTAGTAGGATCCAGTTGATAGAGTCGATCGGCAAATTCATTCACGTAGAACATGTCATGTGAAAATCGTTGCGCACGAACACGAATTGAAAAACTCGGTTCATTGATATTCAATTGAAATATCACCAAACCGATTCCAAACAACATACACAAGGCTTCTAGCCTGCCATAGTCTTCAGGGGATATACTGTTTGGCATCACCACATAGCACTTCGATGAAAAGAGCCTATAGGCAACCGCTTGGCCGAAGGCGACCACGGGTTGATTGGGGTCGACTTTAATCTCAGCGGAGACGATTTCTAAATCGAACTTGATGCGGTGGGAAGCCAGTGGTTTATATACCCCCACGACATCAGGAGTGCCCCATTTCTTTTGAAAGCCTGCACCGCCAATCGGTACGGCAACGGTCACCTCATCCAACTCATTCTTAAGCCACTCCGCAAAAGGTGCATAGAATTCCTCCTCACGCAGCAATTTCGACACTTGCGTATCTGAGTGACTCACTTCAAGATCAGATTGGAGAGGTTGGAATAAGCCACGACTCGGTTTATGAATGACACTTGGCAGGCGAGTATCCAAATCCCACACCGAACCATGAATCGTATTTTTAGGTGTTTCAGGATTATTCTCTGAAATGTGTCGGACCAAATCGCTGTAACGAATCCCCGAAGGGTGTTCGAGCACGATCTGCTTTGCCAGTTCACGGATTTGATGAACAGTGAGTTTGGCCAT